ACCGCCAGTAGCCTATGGGGTGGGTGGCAAGGACGACCAGTGCGTGGCTCGACAGTCGTGGTCCGGGGGGACCCTGTGGCCCGGGGATCGGCACGCCGTCAAGCCCGTCCTCGCCATCGAGGCCCGGTGCGCCCACCATCCCTGTCGCGCCCGGTGCCCCCGGCACGCCGTCAAGCCCGTCAAGCCCATCGATGCCGTCAAGGCCGGGCACGCCCGGTGCGCCCACCATCCCTGTCGCGCCCGGTGCCCCCGGCACGCCGTCAAGCCCGTCCTCGCCGTCGAGCGCTGACACGCCCTTGATACCCTGTGGTCCCTGTACCCCCGCCGCCCCCGGCACGCCGTCAAGCCCGTCCTCGCCATCGAGGCCCGATACTCCCCGTGCCCCTGTCGCCCCCGTTGCCCCGGTGGCTCCCGCTGGACCAGCCGCACCCGGCGGGCCGGGGATGCCGTCGATACCGGGCTCGCCGTCGCTCCCCGGTGCCCCTCCCACGTGCGTGTGGTCCCCCGGCGCGGCCGTCGCGGCGGTGGCGCCCAGCGCCAGGTGTGCCGAGCCGGAGTGCGTCGCGTCCACGGTCGGGCTGGCCCACGTCCCGCCCAGCTCGCCCCCAGGCGTGGCGCCCACGACGATCTCGGCAGATAGCCCGGCCTGTGCCGTGCCCACGAGGTAGTCGGCGGTGGTCGGCGCGCCAGTGGCCGTCGTGATCGTCCAGACGGCCGCCCCCGCCGTGTTGTCAACGAGTACGTACTCGGTGCCCGTTGCCGTGTTGATCCACGTCGAGCCAATGCCGTAGCCCGCGCTCAGATCATCTGTGACGGTCGGACTGGTCGCAGCCTGCGTGTGTGAGACAACCGGGACCGTGCCCCCAGTCGTCGGGACGCCGCCACCGCCAGCCTCAGAGCCTTCCCACGCGTCGGCCGGGTGAGGGATCGTGTGGATGGATATCACGCCCGGAAGCTCCAGCGCGACAGCCGCGACGCCAAACGCGTTGGGTGGCTCCGATCCCCCGGGCGAGCACGCAACCCCAACGGTTTCAGAGGTCCCGAGCCACAGCCACGGGGCCCGCCAGCCGTGCGCGCCAACCGTCGCCGGGTTGTTGTGACCGTCGCAGTTTTGCACTTCGGTGCCCACGACCCGCGTAATGGTCGGGCCATCAGAATAGGTCGTCTGTTGAAACACCATCGCGCCGACGCGGAAGCCGGTCAGCGCCGTGCCAATCGTGACGGTATCCCCTACCTCCACGTGACCATCGCCCACTCCCGACGTCCAGGTCTCGGACGCCCCCGGATCGTCAGGTGTCACAAACTGCCAGAGCCACGCCCCCAGGTACGAGTTGGCCGTCGGAAAGACTTCCACGGGAGTGGTCGTGTTCTCGCCAACTTCGACGCGGCGCCACCAGATCCCGATACCCACATACGCGCCGGGGCCGCCGTACTGGTGTTCATAGTAGGCTTCGGTCCACGCCGCGCCGACATTCCATGCGCCGCGCGCCGGGAGCCCGTGTGGGACATCGATACGGCTGGGCGGTCCCGGCACGTGGAAAAGGCAGATCTGTCCCACCACCAGGACCATGAGATTGCCGTCACCCGACGGACTCGGCAGGTCCGGGATGCAGGAATGCGCGATGTAGGCGTAATCGGAGGCAGCGCTCTGGTAAGTCAGGACGCCGCCCACGAGCTCCAGGTCCACGTCGTAGTAGCGCGCCAGGTCGTCAATCGGCCGCGGATCGCAGGCCACGATCCGCATGGAGACGATGCCGGTGTAGCCCACGAGATGCGAGAAGGTGACGTTCATCCGCATTCCGGCTTGGATGAGCCCGACCTGCGATGCGGGAACGCGGATGGTTGTGGTGATCCTGTCCGTTTCGGTCTTGTGCTGCGCCAGCCACGCGTCACCGGCCGCCTGCGCCGTGGACAACTTGCCGATGTACGGTTTGCTGATCGATGTCCCGCGCTTGACGAACGCAGTCGCGGTCGCATCGCAGGTCCGGTAGCAGGAACCGTTGGCGTAGTTGACGATCACATCGGAGTAGACGCCTTCTGGCGTGCGCTCCAGCCGTGACTCCGTGATCGGCGCGAAGCAGGTCGCGGTCTGGTCTGCCAACTGGTTGCTGATCGAGAGGGTGCAGGCGAACGTGGCCGCGGCCTGGTAGTTGAAGAAGAGCCCCACCTTGCCCGCGAGGGTGTCCCAGAACGTGAAGTAGTTGATGACCGTCGCGTACCGCGTAGATAGATCGGCCAGCACGTCCGCCGGATAGCCGCCGCGGTAGTCCGTCGCGTCCATGAGCATCGTGAAGCCGGTCTGGACGAAGCCGGTGTCTTCGCACAGCACCCCATCCGGCCCGGCCAGGTAGTTGCTCGCCAGCAGCCACGCCAGCCGCGCGTCAACTGACTCTTCGGGCCGCTCGCCGTCCGTCCAGGTTATGGGGCGGAAGTTGAGGCAGGCGTTCGTGTCGATGATCGTCGTGTCGTGCACCAGCGCGTCGGGGCCGACGAACTGCGTCTGCTCGAAACTCCGGCCCATGTTGCGCTCTACCGTCCAGCCGGTGAAGAGGCGCGGCTGCGCGCAGTCAAGCTCCTCGATGATGATGGGACGATGGCCCACGAGCGCGAGCGCCGCGGACGGATCCTCGGGGCTGATGCTGCCCATGCTCTCTTCGCCCAGCTCGGCCCGCTGTGGCATGTTGATCTTGGTGGGCGGCACGTCATAGGCGAGCGCGCCTCCGTTGTAGGTGATCGCGATGTGACTCATGTCAGCCCGATTGCCTTGACCTTGGCGCCGTTGTAGGCGGTCCGCTTCTGCGTCGCCAGCCCGACATCCCGAGCCGTGCTCACGGCCTTGACGGTGAGGCGGAAGTCGCCGGAGCCCGGCGATGGCGTCATCTTGCCCCGCGCGTCGCCTCCCGGCAAGATCGGCGCGGGGTTGACATCGTTCTCGCCTTGGCGCCCGGGGTACGGGCTCGGGATGTTGATCCCGAGAATGGCGGACACGATCCGGTTCGCGTTGGCAACGGCACCAGTGAGCGCCGCCGCAGCATCGCGCCCGCGCTCGATCAATGCGCGAGCCGCTTGGTGCTCGGCCCTGCGCGCGTAGGTTTCCTGTCTGACGGAGTTGCGTCGCAGCGTCGCGGTGATGGCGGAGGCCGTCGGCGTGAAGCCCTTGGCGACGGCGCGGGACATGACCCCGGGAGCATCGTTCACCGGCGCTGTCTGCCCGGCCCCGAGGCCGCGCACGTTGCCCGGTCCCCGCTCCGGCCGCGGCGTTTCTCGAGCCGCGATCCCGGCGTTGAGGATCTTGAGTGCTTCGGTCAGCCCCTCGTTGCTGGCCGCGGCCAGCGGATTGAGGCGTGCGGCCTCGGCAAGCTTGTTCGCGCCGTCAATAAGTGCCTGTCGGCCGGCCCGAAGCTCATCGAGGCTCGCCACCTTGACGAACTCGGCCGCCTGCGTTGCAAGCGCCGTGGACTGGTTGCTGATCTGCGTGTACTGGTCGAACGCAACGGCGCCCACGGCCGCAACCGCGCCGACAGAGAGTGCAGCCCCGGCCAGTACTGCGCCGCCCGTGAGCATGGCGCCCGCGTTGCCTACGGCCCCCGCTACGCCCGGCAGCTTGCCCGCCGCCCCGCCGAGGGCACCAGCCACGTCCGAAACGTACATCGGGTTCGCCGGTGACGATCCCCGCGAGCCGAGGAGGCCGCCCACGATGTCTGGGATGGCCGCGCCGATGAGCCCGCCCGAGAGCTTATTGACGGCGAACCCGCCCACGAGAAGCCCCTGGATCGGACCGGGCAGCTTCATGAACACGTCGAACAGCGTCTTGGCCGCGCCCGCGCTGATCTTCAGGAACTCCACCAGCGGCCCGAGCGCGTCCGTGATGCCCTTGATCGCCCGCTCAGCCCCGCCGTTCTCCATCGCGGCCGCGAACTGCTCGATGCCGCGGATGATGTCCGGGAGGATGGAATCCACGAACTTGCCGAACGCCGGCACGAGTTGACTCCCGACGACATCCACGACCCGAGTGAGCGACGGCAGGAGCTTCATGCCCATGTCCTCGCGGATGTTCGCCAGATTCTCCCGTAGGACGCTGAGACGCACCTCCAGCGTGCCCTTCAGGGCCTCGCTGACGCCACCAAAGCGTTTCGTCAGCTCCGCCAGCACTTGCGCGTAGGCGGTGCCGACGCGCGTCATCGAGGTAATGCCGATGCGCTTCAGCGAGGTCAGGCTGCCTTGCACGGCCTTGCCGACGGCCATCGAGACGGTCTCCACGTCGCGGCCGGTGGCGGTCGCCGCGGCCACGATCAGCGGCGTGAGCGCCAGCGTCTGCTTGCCGGTCGCCTGCATCCCGAGAAGGCGCGTCTGGATTGTGGCGATCAGCTCGTCATCCTTGCCCGTCAACTGGAGGAGCGCCGCCTGCTGCGCGATCATGCCGCGGTAGTCGGCCGCGTTGACATTGCCCGCGCCCTTGAGCGTCCCGAGGTTCGTCGCCGCGACGGCATTGGACAGGAGCTTCTCGACTTTGAGTGCCTCCTGCCCCTCCTTGACTGACAGTGCGATCAGGCCGATGAGTGACGTGACGGCCCCGGCGGCTAGTACCGCCCCGTTGCGGATGGCCGTTCCGATGCCCGCCCCGAGCGTCACGAACCCCTTGTGAAGGCGCGCGGTGGAGGCCGTCATCCGCGCCGTGGATGCTTCGAGGTTGGTGAGCTGCTTAGTAGCCGTGCCGATCACGGACGGCGCGTTGCTCTTGAAGGTGAGATCGACCGCGAGTTTCGCCGTGTCTGCCAGGCTCACCGGCGGCCTCCCAACATCCTCTGCGCCCGCGCCATCGCGGCATCTTCGGCGGATTGCGCGTCGCGCTCGTGCTCACGGATGGGCGCGCCGACACGCTCCTCGGCGAGGAGCAGGAGCGCGACGCGCGCAAGGTGCCACGAGCGAGAGATCACGCCCGGGTCTCCGAATGCTCGGGCGAGAACGACTTCGATGAGGTCCGGCGCTCCGCTCGCGACGGCCGGGTGGCTGATGTCGAGGCGACGGTCTGCCCAGGCTGCGGCGTACTCTGTGACCGACGGACTAAAGGGCCGAGCACGGCCTCGCTGTACAGGTCGTTGGCGGCTTCGGACACCTCGGCCCCACCCCGGCCCCACGGCAGGAGCCGCTCCACGTTGTCGTGGTTGACGGGCTCAAGCTGGCCCTCGGCATCCGAGAACGTCCAGCCGATGATCCCCTCGTCAATGAACACGCGGGCCAGCATGGACTCCAGCCGCGCGGCATCGTTCCCGGCGGCGGCGATCGCGCCGTTGGCACGCAGACCCAGCGTCATGGATGCCTCGGGCGCGAGCGTCACAGTATCGGTGGTGTGGGCGCCGCCGATGCAGCGGCAAGCGCCCACGTTGACAACGACGGGCTGCATCCCGTCGGCGGTGGTCATGGCATCGTCGCCAGAGCATTGACGACGGCGGCCTTGTAGGCGTAGGTCAAGGTGGCGTCGTAGTACGCCCGGTACGTCAGGATCATAGTGGAGTTGCTGCCCTGCTCACCATCCTCGGCGGTGAACAGCCGGCAGGCACCGCGGCGGTCGTAGCTGTACGGCGCCCCGAGCCCGGCGAAGATGGTGGACGTGGTGGTAACGGCGATGAACCGCGACGGCACCGGGTCGTCATCGAGGGTCGCGCGCTCTGCGATCATCGCGGCCGTCTTGGCCACGGTGAGCACGATCTCGATCTGCCGCGGACCGCGCCCGTAGCCGCCAAGGCTGAACCGGGTAGAGTTGCCGTTGGCGAATCGCTTCTTGTCGAGATTGTTGTTGACGCGAATCGTTGCCGCGTGGACGGTGTTCGTGAGCGGCGTGGTGCCGATGGCGCCCGCCGTCGGATCCATGAAGAACTTGGTATCGGCGCCGAAAACCCAGATCGGCGACGGGTCAATGACGAGCCCGGCCGTCCGGTTGCCGAACGTGGCGCCCGAGTAGATCCACTGGTCGCTGATCGTCCAGGGACTCAGGTCCTCCGGCATCGTCTCTTCAAGCTGATTGATCACCGCGCCGAACGCGAGGATGCCATCGGTGTTCGGCGTGGTCGCGGCATCGCTGGTGTCGTCGCCCCACTGATCGCTGAACACGTCGAACACGTCAGCCGTGAGGGATGCGACCTGGTAGGTCCACGTCTTGGCCGCGGCAGAGACTGCCGCCACGCCGCCCTTGAGGCCAGCGTTGAGACGGATGGGGATGGGGCCGAAGGGGAGAGGTCCGGTCTTGGTGCAGGCGATCTCGGGTGCCCCGCGGTACGGCGCGAGGATCGGATCGAGACTGCCCACGTCCACGTCGGGATCTGTGGTCCCGGGATCGAAGGTGATGGCGCCGCGGTAGGGCTCCACGTAGGTCGCGGCAACCGCGCCGTTGAGCGTGGTCTGCACGCCAACCTGGTGCTTTCGGAAGCGGATGTTGCCGGGGGTAACGGCAATCGTCATGTGATCTCCTTTCGGGCCTTGAGGCGGCCCCCACCGTCCATCGCGGGTACTGGATCGTCAGGCGTCATCAGAGGCGCCCCTCCTGAGCGACGGATGTCCCGAACGTGAAGACGGCGGCGCGGTAGATCGCCTCGCCCATCTGCACCTCGCTGTCTGTAATGCTCGTCACGCTCGTGACGCTGTTCCCCCCGAGCGCGTGCGGCGCGGCCGTGAAGGCGTCGAGGATGCCATCCACGAGTACATCCATGCGGTCGAGCGTCTGCGCGTTGACCGGGAACGTGTCGAGTACGACCACCGTGAGCCCGGATAACGTCCGCGTTCGGATGCCCGAGTCATGGCCCACGGTCTCATTCCGCGCGCCAACGTAGGCGCACGGTTTTTCGAACGCCGTCCCGTCCGGGCGCGCCGAGTAGACGCCCCGGAGCAGCGTCGGATTGGCCGTCCGATAGGCGTTGAGCACCGTTAGCAGGCCGGCTACGGCGTCCGCGCGGAAGGTCGAGCTTGGCATCAGTCGGCCTCATTCCAGGCGAGGATGATCGGCTCAATGCCAGAGTCGGCTACGGCCTTCTGCGCTCCGGGCCAGAGGTACGGTGTTGCCCGGCGGCCCTGTGTGGACTTGGCATATGCCCAGCCCGCGACGCCCACGCCCTTGCGCGTTCTCGAGCTGCCCGTCAGCCGAAGCTGCGCACCACCCGCTCCGCCCCCGCCCGTGTCAACGCGCCAGGCCATGAACGGCTTGCTCTTGGGCACGATGCGGCGCTTGAGCGGCCCGTGGACGCCGGTGCCGAACTCCACGAACCGCGCGTAGCCCACGCTGTTGATGCCGCCTGCCTCGATCCGCGCGGTCGTCTCCGTCACGGTCCCGACGCGGATGGATCGCTCCAGGTTGGCCGTCTTGCTGAACGTGCCGGCCGCGATGATCTTCGCTTGCTTGACACCCTCGAGCGCGATCCGGCCCAGGATCATCTTCGGGTCGCTGATCGCGGCCAGCCGCTTGCGGAGCCCGGTGAGTCCTTCGACTTCGCTCATGTCAGCACGACCTGTTCGCCCGTCTTCCACTCCGCGATGAACAGGGCCACCTCGGTAGGCAGGCGCGACAGGTCGAACGTATTGCCGTCCGGCGTCATGCGGGCGCCGGAGAGCAGCGCGTCCGGCCGGAGCGTGTACCAGGCGGCGAGCGCCTTCGTGGCGAGTAGCACCGGGTCGGGGATGTCGGCCGTCGCGTAGCCCCAGTCGCCCGTGATGGAGAGGTCGTTGGGCATCGAGCCACCCGAGCCCGGATAGCGCCACGAGTCGAGGTCGCGGTCAAACCACTCCGGGTTGCCGAGATACCAGCGCGGGTCGCTGTTGGGCTGGCTGAACGCGCGGAACTGGATGCCGGTCGCCACACCCGTCTGTTGCAGGTCCGGGAGGAGCCAGTATGTGGTGTTGGCCGTCAGCGTCGTGCCCTGGAGCGTGACGGCGGAGGCCGTCCGTAGGCCGGGGATCGCCATCTGCGCCCGGCCATCCGTGCTGAACACGAGCGTCTTGGTCACGGGTCCGAACAGGCGCCCGGTGGCCCGCTCCAGTGCCCACCCGGCCGACATGATGTTGCTGCTGATCGTGGCGTCGCTGTACTTGCTGTCCGTCCCCGGCGCGTTGAGGTCCAGGTAGTCCCTGACGGTCTGGACGCTGACAAACATCGCAGTCATGCGGCGGCCTCCCCTCCGATCGCGGCTTCGATTATCGCACCGAACCGTTGCGCCGCAACATCCCATCTGAAGTGTTCGGCCACGTGGTACGGCCCCTTGGCCCCCAGCGTGCGGCGCTCGGCCACGTTCGACACGAGCCGTTCCACGGCCAGCCCGAAGGCGCGCTCGTCAGCCGCCCACCAGGCATGGTCGTATGGGTTGTCCACCAGGTAGCCCTCGGGCACGGTGATCCCAGCCGGGCCGATCACCTCAGTGACAGAGGAGTAGCGGGCGCCCACGACGGGCACGCCGCACGCCAGCGCCTCGGCGATGGTCAGGCCGAACCCCTCCGCGCTGTTCGTGACGTAGATGTCAGCCGCGTTGTAGAGCGCATTCAGGATCTCGCGCGGCGCCCCGCCGTCCTCATCGTGGAAGCGCGTGGACAGGAAGCGCGATGCGATGGGGGCCGGGTACTTGGAGATCGTGTCCGCGAGGTTGCCGCCTTGGTCGGATGTGCCGCAGTGGTACAGGAAGAAGAGGTCGCGGTGCCCGGCCAGTACGGGCGCGAGCGAGCGGAGCAGGCGCGCGTACATCTTGCGCGGCATGTGGCGGTCGGCCCGGAAGAGCCACGTGGAGTCCGGCCGCCCGCCGAAGTAGGTTTTGCACTCCTCGCGCGAGCGCAGCACCTTGCCCGCCAGCCGGATCGGCCGCGCAGCCGAGACGGGCCAGAAGGCGGACGCGTCCACCCCGTGGTAGACGAGCGGCGCATCGATGCCGGTTGCGCGCCTGATCTCATCCACGCCGAACTGACTCATCGCCACCGGCTGGACGATCCGCCAGAAGTCGGCCCACGATGGCGGCAGGTCCACGCCCTCGACCGGGACGTAGTGAAAGCATGGCACCGTGCGGACGGCCGGGAACATCTCCGGCATCCGGCGCACCGCGTGGAAGTCCCCAAGCACGATAACGGCTTCCGGTGCCCACGGCCCCAGCGGATGATCGGCCCACGTCGGCCCGGAGATCAGGCCATCCATGCGTGCGAGCATCGCCACGGCCGCGGCGTCGTCATCCGGGATGGCGAGGTAGCCGTCTCGCGCGCCGACCTGGAACGTCCGCCGCCCAATCTCGGCAGTAGGCGGCTTGTCGTCCTCGTTGATCGAGACGAAGCGCACGTCGTCACCCTGCGCCAGCAAGGCCGAGCCAAGATCGCGCGTGACGGTGCCGAACCCTGTCCCAGCCTGGTCCCCGAACATCAGAATCCGCGTCATGCGTGCATCGCCTCCCAGCGTTTGCGGTCCGCATCGATCACCGGCGCCAGCTCGCTCCACCGTTTCCCAGACGATCCGTTGGGCGTGTGGCGCACCGGCACGCCGAGCACGCGGCACGTCCGAAGCCCACGCGCGCGGACGGCCTCCTCGAAGGCGTCATCGCCGTACCACCAGCCGAAGCCCTCATCGAACGGGATCCCCAGCTCGGCCTTGAACATGAAGGCGAAGCCGGTCATTCCCCCAGCGCCCCACGAACCGGTTGTCTCCTCGACGGTCCCCGAAGGAGCCAGGACGCCCCACGGCGCGCGCTCGTCCGGGTAGGCGATACCGGCGTTGGGCCTGGTGCGGAGCGCGTCCCGCAGAGCCGGAAGCGAACCCGGCAGAAGCGCCACGTCGTCGTTGAGGATGGCGATCTCCGTTGCCCCGGCGGCGCGGGCCATCTGCACCCCGGCGTTCCACATCGCATGGATGCGGTGCCCGAATCGCTCTGACTCCATGAGGTAGACGCGGATGCGATCCGCCGCCAGCACGCGGAGTAGCTCGGCCAGCTCAAGAGGGTGGTAGCGCGTCGGGATCACGGCCGCGATGGTCGTCCAGTCGCGCGCGTAGATGGGCGGCAGGGCCGGGAGAGGAGCCGGCGCCGGTCCGGGATATGGCGTCGTGATCCGCGTCCGGATGTCGATTGCGTGCGTCCCGTGGTTGCTGCCGAGTGCGCCGGGCTCGCGCAGCAGTGCGTGGCCCGCGATCATGCCCGGCACCTGCCCGATGCGGAATCCTGCGGCGCGTGCCGACATGAAGAAGTGGATGTCCTGTTGCCCGAACCGAGCCGCGGGATCCCCGTCAGCCCGCTCGGCCACCCACGTCCCGCCGTCCAGTTGGTAGCGCCAGTCCGTCGTGAACCACGGCCGCGGGGTCTTCTCGAAGACGCGGCGCCGAATGAGCGTGGCGCCGAGTCCGGCCCAGAGGATGTGCTTTGCCTTGTCGCGTACCAGGCAGCCCCACGCGGCGTCCAGCGCGCCCACCGGGTAATCCACGGCGGCCACGTCGTGCCCCTCGGCCAGCATGGCAAAGCTCGCGGCAAGCGCGCCCGGTGGCGGGATCACGTCCTCCTCGACGAACCAGAGCACGTCCGCGCCGGAGGCGAGCCCCAGCTCCGTTACCTGTTCGTCGCAGTCGGGGATCGGCAGATCGTGCGTCACGAACCAGCCGCGGAAGCCCTTGCGCCCGGCGATGTTGCCGAGTACGGCCTCCACCGTGCGCGAGTGGATCAGCCCGCGGGACGGCGTGACAACCGCGAACGTGTCAGCCACGCGCGCTCACCCAGCGGTCGTAGTCGGCCGGGTAATCGAAGTCGTCTGTCATGTCATCGATCACGGTGGCGTCGCCCATGTTGCGGACGCACCCGCCATCGGCATCCATCATGCCCGTCACGACCGCGCCGTGGTCAAGCAGGTACGACTCCCAGAGTCCGCCGCGCGGGATGTGTCCGGCCTCGTGCAGCGCATTCACGGCGCGGAGGGACGCCTCGTGGTCCGCGTGGTGCTCCGGCCAGAAGCTGTTCGCGAATATCTCCGCCCACGGCTTCCCGGTGCGCTTGCTCGGCCCGAACCGCGCGAAGAGATGCCGGTCGCGCCACACGTGGCTGCCGATTGTCTGCATTGCCGCGTCGCTGTACCAGACATCGCCCATGAGGATGATCGTCCGCCCCGCGTCGTTCCAGAGTCCGCGGACGCCGAGTCGCCCATCGACCGGATCGATGTCCCACTCCGGGATCACGGTCCGGCATCCTTCGACGCGGAATGCGCCCGAGATCACGATGTCTCTGATGCCCTCCCGGTGCAGCAGCCGGATTATCCGGTCAAGCAGCGTCTCGCCATCGATGGGGATGAGCTGCTTCGGCACGCCAAGGTGATTGCCCCATCGCTCCTCGCTGCCCGCGGCCGCGATGATGGCTCGCGTCACCACGTCGCCAACCCCTCCGGCCGCGTCCAGTCGGCCCACCACTCGCGCAGTTGGTCGTCACCGTAGGCGCCCCAGGTCTGCCAGTGGAAGCCCTCGGTAGGCGGCATCCCGGCAGCTAGCAGCACCTCTCGGCCATGGCGGACCTTGCGCCGGGCCTGCTCGAAGCTGCGGAAGGGAACGTGCCGAAGGCGCAGCGGGCCAACCGGAGGCTGCACCTCGCCCGTGAGCCCGTGATTGCCTTGCTGGATGTGCCGACCAGGACCGGGGCGGAATGCCACCTTGCCGTATGTCGGCCGTGACCACAGTGAGCCCGGACGGTAGTGCGTGATCCGGGAGAACGGGTTGGGGTCAGGCGGATCGTCGGCCTGCGGCACCATGTCCCACGTCCGCGTCGTGGTGGCGTCCGCGTCCAGCGCCATGAGCACATCCGCGATCCGGCCGCCTGCGCTGTCCCACCACTCGTCTGCATCGAACGGCACGATCCAGTCGGCGTCGGGCGCCATCGCAGCGAGCCGGTTCATCGTGTCAGTCTGCGAGTAAGCGTACCGCGGCTCGTCCACCACCACGAGGTCGCCTGTCTCGATGTCCGCGAGCACGGCAAGCGTCGCGTCAGTTGAGCGATTGTCGGCCACGATCACGCGGTCGCACTCCGCAAGCATATGCCGCACGACGTACCCGGCTACGTCTTCCTCGTTGTGCATCATGCTGATACCAACGACGGTCATGTCCACTCCTGCCCGATCGCGCAAGGGAAGAAGCGCGGGCGGAACTCCATCCAGCGGTCGTGGCCGTGCTGCCAGATCGCGCCCATCGGATTGTCGCCCGCCGGCACGCCGTTCTCAGCGCACCAGCGGCGCCACTCGCCGTCCAGGGCCGCGGCCAGATTCACCTCGGTAGACCAGCCGATGTGGTCGCACTCGACCCCGAGCGTCGCCACCCGCCAGCCCGCCTCGATCAGCTCGGCGCCCCAGATGAAGTCGTAGAAGTGGGCCGGCGGCAGCGACCGCGTGAGTGTCAGGTCGGCCAGCGCCGCTCGGCGGAAGGCCATGAAGAGGCCATCGACGGCCACGCTCGGGCGCAGGTCCGCGATGCGTGGGCCGATCTGTTCGGCCCGGGCATGGCCGCGCTCGCCCCGGAGATTGCTCATCGTGGTACCGGGCACCCGGTCGCCATCCTCACCGATGGCACACGACCCGGCGAACCCCACGAGGCCGAGCCGTGGATTGTCCGCGAAGGCGTCCTCCACGCGGAGGTTCCAGCCGGGCTCGTAGAGGATCAGGTCGTTGTGGGCCATCGCCACGACGGCCTCACCCGGAGCGGAGTCGCGCACCTGCGCCAGCGGGTACCAACTGCCCTCGTTGACGGCGTTGCGCAGCACGCGGACCGGGAACGGCAGCGCGCCCCAGTCCGTCGCGCGGTAGGGCGTCGGGCTGGCATTGTCGATGATGGCCAGCGCGAAGTCGGGGCCGCGCACCGTCTCCGCAAGCGAGGCAACCGTCTGTGCCGTCAGCTCGTGATTCGCATAGCACGGGATCCCGAGGATCATGCCGACGCCTTGCGCACGATCACGAGTCCAGGTGCGATGTCGAGGCGCACGATTGGCGAGACGCCCATCCCGCACTGATCGACGAGGCGCTTGACGAAGCCCACCATGCCGGCGGTGTGATCCGGCGCGTAGGCGGCGCCGTCCGACCAGTCCGGCCAGTACCCGGTGCCCCAGTCTTCGACCGCGTAGATGCCGCCCGGCGCGAGATGCCGCGTGAACAGGGGCCAGAATGACGCTTCGGCCAGCGCGCCGATATGCGAGCAATCGTCAATGATCACGTCGAACGGGCCGCGCTCGGCCCCGACGCGATCCAACAGCGCCTCGTCTTCCTGCGCGCCCGCGTACATGGCGATGTGATCCGTGTCCGGCATCGTCGGCAAGTCAAGGTCGATCCCCGTGACTTGGCCCCAGGGGAAGTAATCGCGCCAGACTAGGAGCGAGGCGCCGGTCTGGATGCCGAGCTCGAGGATGCGCACCGGCGCGTTCCGGATCGGCGCGAAGAACGACTCGTAGATCGGCAGATAGGACGGCGGCTTATTGGCGTGATGCTGTGCGACTAGCTCGATCATCGCGGCTTCCGCAGCACGCAGCGGCCCTCGATGTCGTCCCGGACGGTCCACTCGGCCTCTTCCCAGAGGCGGATCCCGTACTCGGCGTTCGCGCGCTTCAAGCCGGTGAAGTACTCGAAGCTCTCATGAATCCAGAAGGACACGTGCGTCGGGTCCGCCAGCGGCTCCCAGCGGCCGGGCACCATCAGCGGGACGATCACCTCGAACGTGCCGCCCGGCACCAAGACGCGGTGCATCTCGTTCATGACGTCGATGCGCTCCTGCCCCGCCGGGATGTGCTCCATGAGATGCGAGCACCGTGCCTCTTCCACGCTGTTGTCTGGCAGCGGGAACGGGCCATCCTGCGCCCGCCGCCGCCAGATGCCGTCACCGTGGCGCGGGTCCATGTTGGTGAACCCCTCGTGGACGAACTCCCCGCCACCCAGCTCCAGCTTCATGCTCCCTCGATCCGTGCGTAGGCCGCGTCGATGGCGGCATCATTCATGCGCGAGTGCAGCAAGTGTGCCGCCAGCGGCGCCTTCGGCAGTCCGGGCGTGCCGCGCGTCTCTTCCTCGGGGAAGCCCTCAAGCGCGATCTGTTCGTGGATGCGCTTGTACCAGCGGCCGGCGGTCCGGCGGAACAGGCGGCAGTGCCAGTGCTCCTCGAGCTCGGGTGCCTGCACGCCGTCGAACCAGTTGCGCGTGAAGAAGAGCCACCCGCGCGGGGCGTGGTATGTCACGTCCTGCCACTCCACGTCGACCTGCGGCTCGGCGTCCACGGTGCGAATGAAGTCCAGCATGGCGGCGCTCGGCAGCTCGTCAGGGTCGAGATGCAGGATCCAGTCGCCGGTGCAGTGCGGGAGTGCGGCGTTGCGGGCCGCCGAGAAGTCGTCGCACCAGGCGAACGGGACGAGCTTCACGCCGGGCCATGCGGCCATCGTGGCGGCAGTAGCGGGCCATGTGCGGTCGTCTACCACTATCACCACCTCGCCCACGACAGGGCGCAGGTAGGCCAACAGGAGCGCCAGCCGGTCGAGCGGCGGATCCTTGACGAGGAAGGCGGCGGTGACGGTCATGGGATGAGGCCGGATAGCGGCAGCGTGGATGCTGTCACGATCCGGCCTCCTGCTATGTCAGGTTGGACTAACTAGACGAGATCGGTGAGACGCTGGAAGGCGCCGGTTGCGACGGCCGTCCGTGCATCGAATGCGATGTCCTCCTCGCCGCGGAACCCGATGAGGTTGTAGTCCCACCGAGTGTTAGCCTCGGTGGACGTATCGATGCGATACCCCATCCCGATGTACAGTTTGGCCCGCTTGAAGTCACCCATGAGCAGGGTGCTCGACGTGATGGAGTTGTCCGGGTAGACGGGGATGCCCCAGACGCGAACCGTGCCGCCCACGTCGAGGTTGAACGCACCCGAGGCTGCACCACCGGCGTAGAAGCCGGCACCGTCGGCGCCCTGGGAGAACATCGTCCAATAGTCCGCGGCGTTCATCACGGCCGCGGTCGGCTTGACATCGCGCACGGCCATGGCGGACGCGCAGGCCGCGACGCCGGCGGCTACCGAACCCACGAGTGTCGCGGCGCCGGTGAAGGTGCCGTCGTAAGTCGGCGCCGACGCTGCCAGAGCCGTCAGGATGCCAGTCGGCTCCGTGGTGCCCGCGCCGCGGTAGATGTAATAACTCTCGCCCAGCGCGAAGCTCCGGGCAAGCTCGTCGATCACGTCGCGCTCTGCCGCGCCAGCGGAAGTGCGGACGAACCGAGTGCTCAGATCGTAGATCCGCGCGAGCGTGTACAGCGTCGCGGTGTAGCTCAGGTACGCCAGGTCGCTGTTCGTCTTGAGCGATCCGGGAGCGATCACGAGCGCCTTGGTCGTCGCCTGCGCACGGTACGGCTGATCCACGCCGACGCCGGTTATGCCGTTGATGACGGTGACGAGCGAGCGGACGAGGTTCGGCGCGGTCGCCTGCTTCTCAAGCTCGGCCACCAGATTATTCGGGATGATGTAGCCGCCGGTCGCGCCGGTCAGGCCAAGCGTGGCCTTAGACTCGGCCGGGACGTTGGCGTAGCCGGAGATCGTCGCCAGCTTGGCCTTGGCCGCGCCGTAGAGTTCCGGGTCGTTGCTGTGACTGTCGATGATCGCGGTCAGGTAGTCCCCCGCCCGGTAGCCCGATGGCGCATGGCCAGGGCCGACCAGCGAAGCCTTCGACGGTGCGTGAGTTGCCGCTTTGGTGGCCTGCCAGTCTGCCACCGCCGCATCCGTGGCGGCGTCGCGCTCAGCCCGCGCCATCTTCTCCCGGATCTCCCCGAGTTCGAGGGCTGCGGCCTTGCGCTCGCTGTCCGCCGACTCCCAGCGGGCGGCGTCCTGGCCCTTGCTCTCCTGCATGACGCCAACCGCGGCGTCAATGCGTGCGGTCAGCTTGCCAAGCTGATCCGTCAGCTCAGTGATCGTGTCCAACGTGGTGATCCTTTCAGTCTGTCGAGATGTCGAGTTTCGCCAGCACGGCGGCAAGTTCGTCGATCGCCTTTCGCAGCGCCGCCTCGTTCATGGCACTGAGCACTCGCCCCGCCTTCGCCGCATCGTCGCCCCGTTCGGAGGTTCGATGCAGGTCGGCCCGGAGGTCGGTCAGGTCCGCGACGATATCGGCCCAGAAGGCGTCCGTCGGGGTTCCGCCTGTGGCGTAGAGGTCGTCAATGCTCGCCTTGAGCGGTCGCAGCACCGACTTGGTGTTCTGTGGACTGGTGGAGAGCGTCTGCCGCCAGTACGGCCACAGCAGGATCTCGCCCGTCTCGGCCTTGCGCGTCTGGCCGGCGATGCTCTCCGATGATCCGAAGATGGGCGCACGTTCGGCTAGACGGCGGATCAGCTCCACGCGGCGCTCGCCGTGGTTGAGCCAGACAGTCACCCACCAGCCGTCGTCCTCCATGATCGGGTCAATTGCCTTGCCGAGCGGCGTCCGGCCCAGCAGGCGGTCGCCGCCGTGGTGCCAATCGACGATGCGCTCGGTGAGCCATCCCGGCTTGATGTCCGTGTGCTCCGTGAACGTCTCGCCGTCCACGTCCACACCGCGCGGGAAGATGGCGGACGGGATCGGGCCGCCAAACGGGATCGCCAGCAGGCGGAAGGCGTCATCGTCGAGGAGAGTCGCCTTCAGCGGGTTCATGGTGTCTCCTGCACTCGGGCGGGCACGCGAGCGTCGCCCTCGTCAAACGGAATCCAGTCAAGCGTGCCGTTCGGGTGTTCCTCGTCTGCGTCGGCCTCTGCGAGCGTCACGATGCCCCGCTCGATGCGCTCGCGGCACATGTCATCCTGGTCCCCGTCGATGGGCTGGACGTGCGTCACGCCCATCTCGGCGTAGGACTGGAGCGCGGCGCTGTTGAACGTCCGCATCGTCTCGGTCCGGGCGATCGTCTCGGCGCGTAGCTCATTGAAGAGCGGAACCCCCTTCAGGGTGACACCCTCCCGGATCATCTTGCCCAACTGCGCCGGGCCCTGGCCCTCGTCAATGCCGGCCATAATGAGTTCCTGCACCCGGTCCCGCGTCCTACGGTTGATGTCCACGATGCGCAGGCCGATGGCCTTCAGGAGGCGCAGGAATAGCGGCTGCGCCCATAGGTGCGTCGCGGCCTTGCCGGGCGCCAGCACGTCGGCCACGGTGCCGGACACCTGTTCCGCGATGGCCGCAACGTAGGGCTTGACCGCTTCAAGCATGGCGGCATCCCAGCGCGAGTCATCCCACCATGCGTGCATGTCGGACGGCTTCGCCTCGATGTGCGCCGCGTTCGTCACGAGACGCCGGGCGATCTCCGCCCGTTGCGCGTCGAGCACCTTCGCCACGGCAACTTGCATCCGCGGCGTCCACTTCACGTTGACGGCGCGGCGGAGCCCGAGCAAGGGCCGGAGCGTGTCCGCCTTGCCTTCAGGCAGGATCGGCGGCAGGGCGGGAGGAGCCACGATGGCGGGCGGCTCCGGCTCTGGCAACGGCTCTACCGGGTTGCCCTCGGCGTCGGGCGCGGTGTACTGGCTCGTGATCGAGAGCGGCATCCAGACCGCCTCGTCCAGCGCCGGATCTCCGAACGGGTCCAGGCCGAGGATTGCCCGCCGTTCACGGTTGCGGAGCGGCTGCGACAGCGCCAGTGCCGCGATCTCATATTTCGGCTTCTCCTCCGTGAAGTCCGGCTCTTCGATCTCGAGCTCCACGGTGACGCCGCGAGCCAGCCAGCGGTCCAGCACCTGCGACTGGATCACCTCCGCGAACGGCGTCAGTCGCGCATGCACGGGGCCTTCCCAGAGCACGGCCTTGTCGCGGTCCTTGGTGGTGCCGCTGTTCAGCCCGGACGGCACGTCCATGCCAAGCTGCGACTTCGGCACGCCCCAGAAGGCGAGGATGTCGTCGCGGCTCATGGCAAGCGAGGCGATCAGGTCCAGCTCACGCGGGCTGGCGGCGGTGGCCATGAAGTCCATCGGCTTCTTGATGATGAGGTTGCGTTTGGCCGCTTGCGGATCCTCGGAGATCGTCCGCATATCGCGCACCAGGGCGAGCCATGCCTCGTCGCTCATCTCGGTTCCCGGCTTCGGCATCGTGATTCCGGCGATGCGCCCACCGGACGACAGCACGCCCCCGGAGTGCCGCGCCGCGAGCATCCACAGCTCAGCCAGGATGCCGGATGTTTCCGCGAGCCCGATGCCCCATGCGCCCGTGTCCGCGGGGTCAAGGCTGAACTGGATCACCTCGTCGAGTTTGAGCGGATAGCCCGAGTCGGGATCGTAGGGCACCGCGTCGAGGCGCCAGCCGATGAGGTAGCCGTTGAGGTTGTACTGCGGCGTCATCCTCGAAGGGTTGATGTACAGGAACGCGGTCGGGATCTTGTCGAGGCTCATGCCGTCGCCCAACCAGAAGGACGTGCCGCACAGACCCATGTGGCGGCTCGTGAGCGTCCAGAGCGAGCGGCGCGACAGTTTCTGCGTCTCGCCCTTCTTGAGCGCCGCCTGCGGGTGTTCGATCAGGTCCAGCGCGGCCTTCTGCTCCGGGTTGGACTCCTCCCCGATCTCGTGGTCGTCCTCGTCCTCGAGGTGCCACTCCACGTTCGCAAAGGCGTTCGTGACGACGCGCTCGGCGGCGTTCACCCACGGGTTGATCCTGTAGAGCGCCTGCGCCGCCAGCGCCTTGGCCTGATCGTCCTTCTCGAACAGGCTGGACATGTGCCTGTCGTACATCATCGGGACGACGCCGGGGCCTGTCTCCGCCTTGGACGGGCGGGCGAAGCCGAGCGAGCGGGCGAGGCGATCGAGGATCGTCATCACGCCACCATGCTGAAGTCTGCCCCGGCGGTGGACTCCCCGAGCATGAGCCCCGAGAGTGCCCACACGAGCGCGTCCAGCCGGTCAGGCGACGACTCGCCCGGATCGCCAGTGTAGGAGCAAAGCTGATCCTCCAGCTCGGGGAACGGTGCGCAGTGAGTTACCTTACCCTGCTCGTAGAGCGCGGCCACCGGCTCCGCGCGGGTGCGCTTGCCGCGGCTGGCGTGGACGAGCGTCACGGGTACCAGCGGGTCAACGGTCCGTATCACGGTGCTTACCATGTCGCCCCCCTGGTTGGCCTCCGCGATGATCCGGTCGGCCTTGTGCTCATGGTAGGCGCCGATGGCGCGCCGTGCCCATTCGATCGGAGACATGCGCGTCGTCAGGTCCGCGAGAACGTAGCCGCGGCGGTCGTGCCCGAGGCCAGCCACGATGATGCCCGTCTCGTCGCTGTCCTCCCCGCTGGTGATCGCGGGGTCTACGGCCACGACGATGCGCGCCAGGTCGATGCACACCACACCATCCCGGATGATGCGCGGCGCCGGGCCATGCGCGAGGATCGTTCGCGTCCAGAGCGCGCCCGGCACGTCGTCGATCAGCTCGCCACCCAGCTCCTGCCTGCCGAGTCGCGTCCCGCCGTACACCCGGTACAGGTCAGCCCGGACTGACGCTGCGAGCGATGGGTTGTCATCCGTCGTGGCGCGCGTCACCACGGTATCGGGCGAAGCCATCATCTCGCGCAGTGCCACTCGCGGGCGCGGCGTGGTCGTGAAGATGGCGCGCGGGTGCGCCCCCAGCCGAAGCCCCAGGCGGGCCATGTCCCACGTCTCTGACATGTAGCGCCATGCCGCCCACTCCTCGGCCCACAGGAGGCAATGCTGCGGCCCACGGAGCCGCTGCACGTCCTCCGGGCTGTAGGCGCCGAAGATCATCGCCTCGCTGCCGTTCGGCCACGTCAAGTCGGCCCGCTTCGCCGAGTGAGCGACGAACGTGATCGCGGCGTTGTGCGAGAGCAGGCCGGACTCACCCCGGACGCACGTGGTGTAGCCGTCGGGGTTCGTCGGCGCGATGATGGCGATCCGGTGCGGCGTCGGGCCGTCGAGACAAGCGAGGCCGGATGCGTGCGCGTCCACGAACGCACTCCCGGCGTCCGTCTTGCCGGCGCCACGCCCCGCGAGCAAGAGCCAGTGCGTCCAGTCGCCTTCGGGCGCGATCTGGTGCGGGTACGGGTGCCACGTCGGCGGAAGCTCGGCGCGAAGCTTGAGCGACGCCACGGCGAGCGCGAGCACGGCAGAACGCTGCTCCGCCGGGAGGCGGTACAGGGCGTTGCTGACGTGCTGTGCCATCACGTCTGGCCCGCCAGCACGCGCTCGGCCTCGGCAATGACGGCGGCCGGATCCAGTCCGTTAGCGGCGGCGATCCGTTCAGCCTCGCGCTTCACGTCAATCGTCATGTCCACCTTATCGCGGCGGGCGTACTCCTCGTGGCGGCGGCGTTCGAGCCACCACGCGGCGGCCTGCCACGAGTCGCCGGCGGCGGCGGCCTGAGCGACGTTGTTCAGGAAGCGTTGCTCGGCTTTGGCCTCGGCCCTTACCACTGCCTCAAGGAACGTCAGATCGGCCAACCATTGGTAGAACAGCTCATGGCTGATGCCGGCGCCGTTCGCGGCCGCCTTGCGGGTATTGCCGATCTCCAGCGAGAGCAGGATGGCGGCCTCCCGCTCGGGACTGCGCTTCGACCGGCGAGCCATCGTCAGGAGCCTGTGAGCACGGCGCCCGGCAGCGTCGCATGTGCCGTCTCCGCGTAGACCGCCGCTTCGACGATGGCCGTGAGCTGCTCGATCGTGACGCGCAGTCCGTAGCCCGCGAGCATGGCATCGGCGGCCTTCACGGCGGCGGCCAGCTTGGCGGCGTTGTCCGCGTCGGCGAGCGTCTGCTCCACCCACTGCACCGCGATCCCGGCGATGCTGCGAAGCAGGGCGAGGTCGGTTGCACTCAGGTCGTGGAGGATGCGCTGGCGGATCACGACTGCGATCCACGACACGATGGCGGTGACGACGCCGGCGAACGCGGTGAGCAGAATGCTTGTGAAGGCGTCGCTGCTCAGGACGGAGATCAGCCAGTCGGGGATTGTCACAGTGCCTCCAGCGGGATGTGCCCGCACTGGTTGCCGAGCGTGGCGAGGAAGTCCAGGATCACCTTGAGCGGCACCCACTCGCCGTACTCGCGGATGCGGGGATTGAGCGGGTCCCAGAGACGCGCATTGCCGCTCGTGGCGCTCGTGTGGCTCACCCACATGGCGTGCGCGAAGTCGGCGCCCGCCTGGTGGCGATACTCGCGCGGGATGGCGGCGTAGACGCCGATCACGATCAGGCCGCGGGCGTAGCGCAGATGCGTCTTGATCTCGGCCGTGGGCCAGTCGCGATGCTGGACGATCTCGCGCCCGGTGAGTGAGTGGATCGCCTCGCTGGCCTGGGTCATCGTGATGCCGTCAACGTCGCGCGGGATGACGGCGGCGCGGATCATCTTGCCGTCGAGCGCGATCCGGCCGTTGGTGGCGAAGGCGAGCATGCTGCCGGCTGCCGTGTCCATGCACGTCTTATTGCGGACCGGGAACGGGTCGTCGCCCTCCCAATCGTTGAGTGGCAGCAGGCGCCCGCGGACCGTCGGCTGCTTCACGGCGCGATCCCCCAGTGCGTCAGCGTCATCGCGAGACTGATGATCCCGGTCATCGCGGCGATGAGGGAGCCACCAACGACCCACTTGATGCTCGCACCGATCGTCTGAACCTGCACGCGGAAGTCGTGCAGGCCCGCCAGCTCATCGGTCATCCGCATCAGGCCCGCGAGCTGGGCATGGCAGAGCGCGGTGGCCACGTCGTCGGACGCGAGGCGGACCGTGATGGCGTTGTGATCGACGGTGTGCCGCGCGATGTACGCCTCGATCACCCCGAGCTTGGACATGATCTCGCGGTTGGATGGCTCGCCACGGTCTGTGGCGCGGCGCTTGGGTAGGTCTTCGTTCATCATCGAGCGCCTGGGCGTGGCGACCCGCTGGCGGAGAGAGTTGCGAGCGGGTCGTCAGCCACGCGCTACAGGGTGCACCCGTGCGCACGCTTTGTCCAGAGACAAGTACAGGTCAGCCGCGGCCCAGAGCGGCGGGACTGTCAGCCCTTCGGGTGCCTCCCGGTCGGGCGGGGGCGGGCGAGCCAGACGGAGACGCTTCCCCACTCCCAGACGGGCGTGCCGCTCACGGTCCAGGCGGGGGCGGGGAAGTCGGGATGCCTCCGGCGCCACGAGTCAACGAGCGCGGGGGTGGTTCCGGCCCTCTGCGCGATCTCACGGCGGCCCACGAGGTCGATCATGAGAACCGCCCTCCCCAGGCCCTGATCTCGATCTGGGCGCGCTTCTCGATCTCAATGGCCGGATGCGGGATCGGGTAGCCCTTGGGGTCGGCGATGATGAGCCCCTCAGCGGCTATCCGGCGCTGAGCCTCGCGCATCCGGGCAACTTGGCCGACGAATGCCTCCAGCTCGGCGGACGGTCGCACGTGAGGCAGTCCTGACATGATCTCCGTCCAGATGGCGGCCTCGGATGTCGGCAGATGCACCGGCGCCGAGCGATCGGTGACAGCTGGGCGGCGTGCTGTCATTCTCGAACCCCTGTCGCGATGTGCGCGTTGACCACGATCCCCAGCGCGGGAGCGACGCTCGCCATGCCGGCCACAACTGGCAGGGTTCGATCGTCGGTTGCGCCGGGTGGCAGCTCGACGAAGCACTCCGCGACGAATGACCCGAACAGCGCCGCGCGGTCGGCGTCGTCCGTCATCTCGAACTGCTCAATCCTCGGGTTGAGGTTGAGGTTCATGGACGTCGTGATGAGGACGTGCCACTCGGCGTTCTCGAGCAGCGCGAACTTGGCGTGCAGTCGCGTCGTGCGGATGGACGCGGCGCCGAACAGGTCCGCGATCTGGACGGCGCTCGTCTGGCCGCGCTTCTGCGTCGCCGAATCCATCAGGAAGCGGATCGATCGAATGCGGCCGTCCTCGACAAAGCGGCGGGCGGCGTCCACGTCATAGAGGCCGGCGCTCCAGGTCGAGATGGCGACATCGGCCGGCCCGGTCACGTCCAGCGTCGCCTGCACCAGGTCGAGCAACGAGAACTGCCCGTACGTCAGGCCTACCACGTCCATTTCATGGCCAAAGCCGCGGATCGTGTCCGCGGCTGAGGCCACTTTGGAGAGGCGGTGGCGAGCCTGGCGCATGGGCCGGGCGTGCGCCTGTGCCGTCGGCATCAGGCCCGCGCCTCCCACGCTTCGGCATCGTTGAGCCAGTCGCGCACCGCGGCGTTGAGCGCCGCTGCGAATGCGTCCCCTCCGGCCTCGGTCGTCAGGTCGCACTCGTCGCGCAGGTCGCCCCACTGGGCGTCCGCGCCTGCCGCGATGCCGACGCGGTGGGACATCGTCGACACGAGCACATCGCCCGTGACCGACTCACTGAGGCCGTCCGGCGTGAAGAAGACCAGGCGCCAGGCGAGCGCCGGGTACTGCCGGAACGGCTCCTGCGTGGAGATGCCCGCGAGGATGTCGCCCACGTCCCCGCTGCCAACCTCGCGTCCGGGGGACGTCCACTGGAGCTGGGCAGCCTCGCGCCGCAGGTCGAGGGCGCGCAGCTCGCGAAGCTCAATCGACTCGATCTGGAAGGTCCCGCTTGTCATCTCTCTCTCCTCTAGCGTGGTGGATGACACCATTATACACTTCCCCGCGGCGCTTGTCAAGCATATTCGCCACCTTGGCGGTACGAGCTTTCACGCCGCCGCCGCTCGCCAGCCGGGGGTCCGCTCGTCCAGCGCGGCGACTGCCGCGGCTTTGCGGGCGACGCCGAGGCCGCGGTAGAGCCGGTGGAGCAGCGAGCGGAAGGCGGTGTGGCTCATGCCGAGGTTGGCAGCGGCCGCCTTATTGCAGTCGGCGGTGAGACAGGCCCGCAGCGCGTCGAGCTGGCGCGTTGTGGGCGGACTCATGCGGCCGGGTCGCGGACCGTGCGTGGTCCGATCCGGACCGATCCGATGGCCCGGCCGCGCACCAGGGCGAGGACTCGAGCTCGAGGAACGCCGAGAAGCTCGGCAGCCTGGTCCGGACTGAGCAGCGCGTCCATGCCTCAGTCGCGGCCCTCGATGATCGCCAGGAGCGCATGCAGCTCCACGCATCGCGGCGAGCCAAACGCGGCGCGCTCGACGGCGTTGCGGATGCGGCTGCGCTCGGCGTCGATCAGCGCCACGCAGCCGATGTCGCGGATGACCTGGAGCTCGCCGCGGCGCATGGCGGCAGCCTGCCCGCGGCGGTAGGCGGCGAGCACGGCGATGCGTGACGGGTCAGGCATGGTCGGCCAGCGCGGCGCGCGCGGTCTTGCACACAACGTTCGCCCCGAAGTGCCATTGCTGGACGTGCTCCAGCGCGGCGCGGAGGCGGGCAATCTCCTGCCCTGCGTCGTCCCACACACGCTCGCTGTGGGCGAGGTCGTCCCGCAGGCGGACAATGGTGGCGTCTCGCTCCGCGCAGAGGTCGCAGGTGTGCTCGCTCATGGCAACACCTCATCCCCCCAGCCCAACGCGATGCGGGCGATGTCGGCGGGGCAGTCGGGTTCATGGGGCTTGCGTACATCCCGCCAGCCCCGCTGGCACCACTTGCACCAGCCGTACGGCCATCGGGAGTTGATCTCGATCTCGGCCTCGGCGGCAGCGAGTTTCGCCACCGCCCGCTCGTACTCGGGCCGGAAGTCGCGGATACGCCGCACGTCGTCCGCGGTCCCGCCGGGGAGGTCCATGACGACGGTGGGGGTCGTCGAGCGTGGCCATTGGCACGTGTGCACATCGCGGCCCCACCAGACGCCACACGTTGGGCAGAGCGTGCTCATCGCCCCTCCCCCCCGAGCGCGGCGAGGACGTCCTCCCACAGCACCCAATCGCCGCGAGGGTCCGGGCGCATGTTCCACGACTCATCTTCCACGTCGCGGAACCGATCCAGCTTCCCTGCCCGCGCCCGGAGCGCGGTGAGGGCGGCGGTGACGATGGCGTTTACCTCGTCGGGAAACTCATCCCCCAGCCATGCAAGGGACTCGGGCAGATCGACCACAACCTCAGTAGCTTCGTCGGTCCGGTACGTCCCCGGCGTGCGGTGCCAATGCTCGCGCTCCTCGACGGCACCGGCCTCCGTCCCGGCAGCGAACGCCTCCCCGCGGATCTCCATGCGGACTTCCGCGTCGCGCAGCCATCGCTTGCTGATTCGCCCGCCTGTGGACATGACGGGGGGCGGCGGATCGATCGGCTTGGCGAGTATCCGCGGAGTGGTCGTCATCGCCCCTCCTCCCCGAGCGGAGTCAGCAAGAGGCTGATCGCGTCGTAGCGAGCGTCCCAATCGAGATAATCAGGGGCGCCTGACTCTGCATAGGCCATCAGCGCCCGCGCCGCATCCTCGATCTTGCGGAGGCGGGCGATCTCGGCGTCACGCTGGCGGATCTCGTCGTGCAGGTTAGCGATGGTGGTGTCGGTCATGGTGCCGTGCGCTTTGCGCGGATGCACGATGGCGAGTGCCTCTTCGTCGGGGTTCATCGCCCCTCCTCCTCGATCGGGGTCGGGGTGTTCGCAGGGGATCGGCGGCTCTCCATCGACGCCGCGGTGCATCCAGTTCATGGCATCCTCCTGACGGCGACCCAGGCAATGCCGCGTGATCGCGGCAGGCCCGTCACGTACTCCCACGCCTTCACCCCCAGGTCAACGATCCGGCCCTTCCGTTGCATGGCGAGCGACGGGCCAGCGTCGTTGCTCGTCATCGTTACGCACGCCGCAGCCCCGCAAACCGTCACGCGATGCCCTGCCCCTTCGGGCAACGCGAGGTAGCGGGCGCCGTAGCGCTCGGGCATCCAGGACGCCACGCCTCGGATGGACTGTCCCGTCGTGGACGCCGCCGTGACAGGCCTTGCGGCCGGTTGCTGGCGGACGGGCTGCTCGGCAGCCGACGGGAAGAACCGGACGGGCAGAACCGCCCGGTGAGAGGCGCCGCCGGCAACCCCCAGCCAGCGGGCCGGAGCGACGGCGGTTGGGGGAGTCGGCGCCTCAGCGGTGCCCGCGGTCGTCAGTGCCGGGTAGCGACCTCGGCATTCCGCTGGCGGATTGGATACCGCTACGGTCGTGGGCACCGCTGATGAGCCGATCATCGCCCCCGAGGCGATGAGGAGGGCGAGGATGAGGCGGGTCATGCGCCCAGCCCCAGCGGGCAGTCGGGTTTACGCATGAGCAAGACGGCCTAGCTGGGCGGCTGAGTGGATTGGCTCGGCGTCCCAAAGACCCTGCTTGAGACACCAAGGGGAAAACCAGATCCGCTCGCGCGTCTGGTTCTTCGCGGCTGGCCCGCCGCGACCGCCCCCATAACCGCCCTTTGTGGTCCAGCCAACCTCGCTCCACCCCGGCATCTCCCCCTCGTACCCGCACAGGGCAATCCGGAGGCGCACGTCGTCACCGTTGGCGATGGCCCACTCGCGGACGGCGTCCGCGACGCTCAGGCTGTCCTTGGCGTACAAGTCGGGGGTGCGGCCGTCGGCGTAGGGCGGATCGAGGAAGACGGCGCAGGCGCCCTCGTTGCCGGCGCGGCTCCTGCTCGCGCCGAACAGCACGGCGGGGGTGACGACGCGCGTCCAGTCGCCGGCCATAATCATCACGTCGTGCAGCCGCTCGGCCAGCGGCTCGAACACCGACATCAGCCCGCCCGCGCGGAGAAGCTTCCGGTGGATGCCCTTGCCGTCGTCGCCCGCGTGGAGAAGCTTCCGGTGGATGCCCTTGCCGTCGTCGCCCGCGTGGAGAAGCTGCCCATCCGTGACCTTCCACGGCCCTTTACCGGAGCACCAGCCGCCACCGATCCACAGGCCGATCCCCCACAGCCACCAGCCCGCCGCCTTCGCGTCGAACCAGTCCGGGTCGCCCTCCAGGCTCGCTGTCAGCGCCTCGCGGTGCCCCACGAGCCAAGCGTGGCGGGCGTGCATGTCGCTCTCGGTCGCCGGGTAGTCCGCCCACTCCGCGACGGCATCGGGATCGCGCTGCATCGCCCGCCAGACGTTGACGAGCAGGCCGTCGCTGTCGTTGACAATCTCTCGCCCGCCGAACGGCTGGGGCCTGGCGAGGAGCACCGCGAGCGATCCGGCGAACGGCTCGATGTAGCGCGGCACGTCGCCGAACCGTTCCCACACGAACCCGGCAGCGCGGGACTTGCCACCGAAGTACGGGAACGGAGCCTTGATTGCCGTCATCGCAGCGCCGTCAGCAGCAGGAGTCCCACGGCCATCCGAACGAGCGCCAGGGGCGAGACGGAGCGAGGGCCGCACGCGGCGTTGCGGCACAGGCGGTCGGGCTCGCAGGCGGCGCCGAAGCGCCGGGCATGGGCGCGGCGAGGGGAATCGGGGGCGAGGGAGCGGGTCATGCTGCCCGCCGCCCCGGCTTGCCCAGCGACTCGGCGCGGTATCGCTCGACTTCCGCGGGCTGGACGTGCCAGTCGCGGCCGATCTTCTCGGCGCCGAACTTCCCGCGGGCGATCTGCTGGCGCAGGGTCGGGGGCCTCACACCGAGGAGTGCCGCCGCCTCGATCAGGGTCATCGGATTCCCACCGGGCCTGCCGCGCCAACCTTCCGGTAGCAGTCGCTCCCGACCTCGAACCATCCCTGGTTCTCTCGCTCTTCAAGAGCGGGTGCATGGCGGGCCGTCCAGAGCGTCCCGTCGATCCTCATCTGCACCATCCGCGCCTCGCCCTTGATGAGCTTCCCACACCTGATGCACCGGATCGTCATCTCTCGTCTCCCGTTCGTGCTTCCCTTGACTCTTATAGTATCTACCAATGCGTAGCCATTGTCAAGAGGGAAACGGGGGGAGTTGTCCACAATCTCTACGGGAGCGTCCCGACATGCAGCGCGAGCCAGTCGCGCTCATCGATCACCACCAGGCGCCGCTCGCGCTTTCCGGGGCCGGGTGCCTCGACGATGCCCAGGATCGGAGTCTTGCCGGTGGCGAGTGCCGCGAGCTTCTCGAGCTCGTCGCTCATCCAGCCGGGGAAGCTGCCCGTCTGGCGTGTCTTGAGCTGGCCGACGAACAGCGCGTTGGCGCCGTCGACGGTGCCGCCAAACTGGCCGGTGTGCTCGAGGGCGAGCCGATGGCACCAGGCGCGCTCCTTGGCGTTGCCGCGGCTGCGGTTGTTCTTTGATCGGCGGGAGACTTCCGGGACGCGGATGACGCCGCAGCGTTCGCAGGAGGGTTCAGCGCCGAGGTAGGTGATCCAAGAGTGACGCCGACACTTGGCGCGGCCGGCGGCGCCGTTGCGGAACGGCGCGTCGTCGCCGGTCGTCCAGGGGAGATCGCTCATGGCTTCCTTCCCGCTGCTGCCAGCGCTTCTGGTGTCACCAACTCGGAGAGCGGCACTTCCCCGTTACTAGGTGCCAGGTAGAGCTTCGCGATCTCATCGCTCACCCTCGTCATCCCAGAGCCGTTCGTCCGCTTCGGCTTTGGCACCTCGGATGCCAGCGCCTCGGCCTTGCGCTCTTCCCGGAAGGCGGCGAGGTCTTCCTTCATGGCCCCGATCGGATCGTCCGGGTGTCCCCAGATCAGCCGGGATGCGCGCTCCGGCCCCGTCTGGTCGAACGTGGCGACGTAGGCATCCATGAATGCCCGTTGACCAGGGGTTGGAAGGCGGGAGCGGGTAGCAACAAAGGCGTCAATATCGACCCGCTCGTCTAGCGGGTCGCCTTGCTCTGCTTTGCTTTGCTTTGCTTTGCTCTGCTTTGCTAGGCTGAGCGGGGGCATAGCGTTTGCTGAACGTTCGCTAAGCGTACGCTGTCGTGCCCTACCACCGATCGCTGCCGCCTCCTTCCTCCGTTCACGCTCAGAGTCGAGTCCGTGCACCCTGAAACGGCCACCCGGAAGCATCTCAATTAGTCCGCAGCTCGTCAGGACCGCGAGCGACGCTCGGCGCTCTGTCGCGGGAATGTGAGCGGATGCGGGCCACATTGCATCGGCAAGTAGCAGAAGTCGGAGCCAAGTCGCTAGGTGCGGAGTGCCGTAGACGCACTCAAACCGTTCGTCATCGACGATCGAGTAGTACACCCGGACGTACTGCGTCATGCGTGCTTCCACCGGTCCACAAAGGACTCCCACTCCGGGCGGTCCAGGGATGCCGCCCAGAACGTGCAGCCCTCGGCGCACGCAATCAGGAGAATGGCGTTCGGACACTGCCCCCAGATCGCCTCCATGCGCGTCCTCGCCAGGGGCACCTCGGCCAGCGTGGGCTTCACTTCGATGTAGTAGTCAGCCCCCGGGGTTGAGACGTGGAAGTCCGGCAGGTAGCCAGATCCCTTGCGCCCGAACACCCGCGGCTCGTAGGTCCAGGCAACCCCGAGGCTGTCGAGGTGACGCGCAAAGTCGGCCTCGAGCTGTGAGCGCATCGTCACTCCGCCGTGGGTGCACGGTTTGGAGTCGATGGGACCATCGATGATCGCGCCTACGCGCTGCAGATCGTGATACTGCTGTCGCGGTACATCGGTCATCTATCCCTCCTAGTCGAGGTGCGGGCGGGCCGGTGGTGACTAGCCCACCGGCCGCAAGCCCGACACCCGTATTCTACTCCCTCTCCAGCCGCCGCCACCAGCCGCGGTGCCACGGCGTGCGGTTGTGGCGCAGCACCTCCGGCCCCGGATCGCGCACGTCGGCGGTGATCTCACCCCCGCACACGCATTTCATCGTCACAGTCACACCGCGGCCCTCCGCGTCAGCGGCAGCGGCGAGAACGGCTGCAACTGGCAGCGGTGCGTCCGACAGACTCCCTCCGGCTCGCAGTCCCGGCAGAACAGGTCCACGGCGGCCTGGATGCCGGACACCGGCGCCTTCACGCCCAGTTCGTGCGCGATCCGCCGGCACTCGTCGCTGCAGTACCGCCGCCGCGTCGTGCCCCGGAACCGCTCCCGGCCACACTGCGCGCAGCGGATGACGGCACCGGCCGTCGCCATCCGCACCAGCTCTCCCGAGCACAGCGCGTCGGCCATAAGGACGCCGATCTCCGGCCGCGGCAGGTAGCGCGACTGGCAGTAGTAGCCGACGGCCGTGGATGACACGCCCACCCGGCGGGCCAACTCGTTCCGGCTCATGCCGGTACGGGCCAGCTCAGCGCGCAGGACGGCGGCGTAGCGGACGCTGGTGGCCTTCCATGCCGTCGTCTCAAGGCGGCTCATGCCAGCGCCTCCTCGACCGGCACGTAGGCCACTTCCACGGCCCACCATCCCAGCCGGTCCGTCGGCCGGCACCGTGTCACCGTCCGCAGTTTCCGCGTCGGATCCTCGCGCACCTGCCGTACCGCCTCCTGTTGTGCCTCCTGCGCCGTGCGCGCCTCGACGGTGTAAACGTGGAGCAGGGTGCTCACGCTCCCCGCCAATCGAGCTCGAGCTCGTCCGCGAGCACGCCCAGCTCAACCGGCGTCATCGCCTTGACGCGGGCGCCCATGTCGCCCACCTCGCAGCCGATGGCAGCCGCGATCCTGGTGCTGAGCAAGCCGCCCTTGACGCACAGCTCCTTGAAGGTGTCGAGGCTCAGCCCGACGCTCACGGCCGGTTCCATCGAGTCCATGAGTGAGTCAAGCTCGGCGTCCGATGCGCTGATGGTGGCCTCGAAGCCGTCCGGCTCCCGGCTGAGCACCTTGACTTCGGCCGCCTTCGCGGCGGCGCGCTCGGCCAGCGTCACGCGGGCGGGCGGCTCGGCGGCCGGCGGTCCCGCCTGCGCCATCTCATCGGCGGTGTACACGTCGGCCCCGATGCCCATGCGGTTCTCGGGGTCGTACGGGAATGCCTTCCGAAGCGCCAGCGCCTCGGCCACCTTGGCGAGCATCACCCGCGGCATCTTCCGCCACATGATGTCCCCGTCGCCCGACGCCCCCTGCGCGGGGACGTACTCGTGCCAGAACGCGCTCGCGGCGATGGCCCGGCTCACGCCCTTACGATAGACGCGGACGGTGGCGCTCTCCGGGTGCCCGGCCGGCCGATTGTCACCACAGGCGCACGTCGCACCGTACTCGGGCTCATCCTGGCCGTCGTACAGGCCCGTCCGGGCCGCGATGCTGCGGTAGCCGTCGATTCCGGTTTGGAACGTGACCTTGCCCTTGCGCTTGACGGCGTAAATCTGCTTCGCGAACGGGTCCAGCCCGCTCCGGTTGGCGACCATCGCGAAGAGCCTCAGCTCATCCGCATTCAGGTCCGGCGCCAGCACGGATCGGACGGTGTTCAGCCCGGCGAGGATCTGGCTCGACGAAAGCTGCGCGTCTGGTGCCTTGACGAGTGCGCGTTCGGTGGTCATGCGATCTCCTTGAGCAGCCGCAGGACCCTTGGCCCCTGCGAGGTCTCGGAATGGGTGGACACGAGCGCGTCCAGCTCATCGGCGTCGTGGCCGTCGATCAGGGCGCGATAGGCCGTCGCGACAGCGGGCCAGTTGACCCGGGTCGAGTCGGCCGACTTGCGGTAGGTGAGGAGTCCCTCGATGCCGCTGGCGTCGCGGAGCAGCGCCCGCAGCGCGTTCCCGATGCCCTTCTCGGAATCCACGGCCGACTTGGCCGTTTCCTTGGCCGCGCGGAACATCGCGACAAGCTCGACGAGATCGGGAGTCGCCGGGAGGTACGTCCCGTTGTCGGCCGGGAAGTGCCGCGCCGCGCTGTCCGCGCTCTGCGCGAACGGCCCGCCGGCCATCAGTCGCCGGCGGAAGTCCTCGGCGATCTGGACCAGGTCCGCCGCCAGCGTCGCGTTGGCTCGCACCTCGAAGACACGGATGCGGCCCTCGTCGACGGTGAGCGTCGCCACGTCCGCCACCTCGGCCTCGGCCACGAGCATCTGCCACGCAACCTGCGCTTCCACGTCTTTCGGCAGCCCACCGGCGAACCGGCTCCGGCTACCCGTCCACTTGAGTTCCACGAGCCTCCCGGCGGCCGTGGCGTCCGGGCTGGCGGCGGCCCACGGGTAGCGGCGGCTCTCCCAGAGCCCGCGGACGCGGCGCACGGTGCGGCCTTCCTGCGCGGCGTAGGCGTCGGCGATCAGATCCTCAAGCGCCGAGCCTACGCGCATGACGAGCGTGCTCTCGACGCTGGCACCGGCGAGCTTCTCGTCTGCCACGTCCTGCTCGCACTTCCACGGGGATATCCCGAGGAGCGCGGGAATGTCGGTAGCCGTGATGTGCTCGCGCCGCGCGGCGAGCCATTCAGGCGATCCCTGGAGCAGCCGCAGCTTCCGCGGCCCCACGGTGCGTACGGCAATGGCGTTCACGGCAGCGCCCGCCGCGCCTCGCCCAGCAGGTCGTCGAGCCGCGCCAGCGAGGCGTCGGTCAACCGGGTGGCGTCGGGGTGTGCGTCCATGTAGGCGATCAGTGCGGCCAAGCGCCGCCTCATCCGCGCCGAGGCCCGCCTGTAGACGAGCGAGCGGCGAATGATGGGGACGGGGTGGCGCGTCACGCCAGCACCGGCAGGAGGAACAGGAAGAAGACGACGAACAGCACCATCGCCAGCGTTGCGCAGGCCAGCCGGGCGGCCGACTCGCGCGGCGGATCGGTGGCCAGCCACTCGGCGCAGATGCGGCAATCCGGCTTGCCGCAGGCCTTGAAGAAATCGCGGCTCATGGCCGCATCCCGGCCGCGATAAGCTCGTGCGCCGCCGTCTCGGCCGCGGCGCAGGCTTCCTCGATCGTCCGCTCGTACCCGAGTTCCGCGAACGCGACGACGCGGTGGCCGGCGAGCGTGCCGACGATGCTCCAGCGGGCGCCCAGGCCCTCGGCCTCGGCGTGCAGCGTCAGCCCGCCGATCTGCCGCTCCGTCTTCTGACGCGTGACTACCTGGGCGAGCACGGGGGTGGTCCAGTCCATTGCTCTCTCCCTCTCTCCGGCGGCTACAGCGCGTCGGCGTTCATCACCAAGAGCGCGTAGAACGTCCGCAGTTGGTGCGCCTGCGCCCGCGTCGGGGTGAGTCCCCGCTCGATCAGGCTCAGGTGCCCCCGCTTCGTCCATCCCAGGCGCCGCTCGACTTCGCGCTGAGAAAGGCCCGTGGTCAGGCGCAGAGCCAACCATGGGCCGATGTGTTGCTGTTCAAGGTCGCTTTCCATGGCGCCTATGCTATTAGCCGCTACGCGGCATGTCAAGCGGTATTCTGCGGCCCCCTACAGGAGCCCCCGCGCAGTAGGCGCACCGGCCCCTAGACGACGGCCTGCTCCCCAATCACGGTGATGGTCAGGGACGTTGCCGCGCTGGCGAGGCCCGACAGGAACTCCGTGCTCAGCAGCTTGAGCCCCGGCGACCAGTACAGGTCGTCCACCCCGCCCGCCGCGACGCTCTTGGTGAACGCGATCTCGGTCCCGGCCGCCGAGCCGCCGGTCGCCCCGACGTACAGCGTGTAGGTGACGGCCCCGGCCGTCTTATTGGCCACGTGAATCTGTCGGATCACCGTGTAGATCGTTGCCGCCGCCGGGGTGTAGATGTCGGCCGCCGCCGCCGCGAGGTACGCGGGGCCGCTGATCTTCTTAAGTTGTCCTGCCATGTCGGGTTCTCCTTACCAGTATGTGCCGGTGCCAAGGGTTGCGTTGACCACTGTTAGCTTTACCCACCACCCCATAGGTATGCCTAGCTCTACCGTCTCCACCAGCCCTGCCAACGTTGCCAACATAGGGTAGGTCTTGGTAGTAACCGTTGTGAACGTAGAGTTGTCCGGTGACACCTCTACCGTACATGTTGCAGTGGCGACCGCCGACGGGTTGTAGGTCACTGGCACCACAAGGTGTACGTCCCGCGTGTCTGTAGGGCGGAACGCCGCGCCGCTGACCGGGGTAACGACCGGGAGCGCCCCTGCGGTGATTGTGTTCCCTACCACCGTTGGGGCGACCCTTCCCGCCGCGTACAGCGCCGCGACCTCGGCCGCCGTCAGCGCGCGGTCCCAGACGGCGGAGTCGTCGAGGGTGCCGATCAGCCCCCCGAATCGCCTCACGGTACCGGTGGTTGCCAACTTGATCGGCGCGTCGACGCCGCTGCCGGCGATGGGCAACCCGTCGTAGTAGACCGCCGTTGTGGCTCCCGACTTGGCGAACACCCAGAAGTGAGCACCAAGATCGGTGTAAGCAGCCGTGCTCCGCCACACGTACCCGGACCCCGACGGAGAAATCCCCATCCGGTTGTCAGCCTCCCACAGGACTGCAAGCGCACCCGTCCCGCCGTCCAGAAAGCGATCCAGGGTGCCCGCAGCAGCCCTGGCGACCCAGAAGGCAAACGTCCAGTCGTCCACTGACTCAGGGAGCCCCGAGCAAGTCATCTTCTGGGGCGTCCGGTCGCCGAACGCCACCGCCGTATCCGCATCGCCCGTCAGCAGCCCCGCCACGCCGAGCGTCGGCGCGCCGACGTAGGTGCCGGGATACGCGCCCATCTCGTCGCGTGCAACCGTGCCTGACGCCTCCCCGAACCGCCAGTAGCCTATGGGGTGGGTGGCAAGGACGACCAGTGCGTGGCTCGACAGTCGTGGTCCGGGGGGACCCTGTGGCCCGGGGATCGGCACGCCGTCAAGCCCGTCCTCGCCATCGAGGCCCGATACTCCCCG